CTAGCACGATCGTTATTATTTCCACTAGGAAGACAATCCCCAGCACGGTTGATACCGTTAAGTCCTACTTTCCAAGTTGTTCCTCTTTTGATGCCGCCAACTTCTAATACTATTGTAGGTTTTTGTTGTTCCCAAATGTTCTTGTTTGGCGCCATTCTTCCATTAAACAATACGCTCCAGATAACATCAACATCGGCATTAGGATCATTATACACAACATCAATCCCATGATGTAAACACCCGTGAGCAAAAGCATCAAAAACAGGTTTACTATTATTAGCACCGTGGTTGGTCCATAAACTAACTTTCATTCCAGTATGTTTCATTCCTTTGTTGCACTAAGTCTTTTGTTAAACTTTTTCCTGTGTCTTTACGAGCTCCTTTAAGATGATCCATCCATCTACCTAGTTCACAGTTGATTAACGGATGGCCACCACCGCCTGTTACTGCTCCTTTTAATATCATATCCTCAGTATAGTCTAATACGTTTGGATATTCAACTTTCATTTTATTTAAAATATCACCAAAAACAAAACTGTCATGCCATTCGTCTAATAAAAAGATTCCGTTTTCTGCTTCTTCATATACTCGTTCAAATTCTGTTATAAATTTTTTACATACTTCATTGTTTACATTAAGTCCGTAAAACCCACATTCAGGCCATGTTGCTGAGCCTTTGCCTCTACCAACATACGTAATCCATTTATCGTTTGGTAGTAATTCTGCAAACTGTTCGTAACTCCACGGACTATGAATAAACGTATCGGCATCCATCCATATACACCAGTCCTTAGAGCGTCTTACAGCGTCATACACAGCATATGTTTTGTTAGCAAAGCGTACAGCATCCCACTTAAATTCTTTATGATAATCGCGTGGTCTACGCTCTGGCCACGGACACTTTCCATTTGCTTTTGGAATATCTCCCCAGGTTGCTTTAAATCTATTAAGATCAGGTAGTGCTTCAAATGTATCTAAAATTTGTATTTGATTTGGATCAGGGTTAGTTGGACTACAACTTTCTGCGTATACAACTAACTTAATACGTTTATCAACTTGTTGTGCAAAGCTATCTAAAAAACGTTGACCGTATTTTTCTAAACCTGGTTGATGAAATGTTGTTAATACTAAAATTTCCATTATATAAATTCCCTCATATGTTTCCAGCATGCTCCAGATCTTAATTCTTCAAAAGTCCAATGGAACATACTAATTCTTTTAAGCCATTGTTGTCTATCAAATCTATCCGGATGTTCAATTTTACTAAAGTCTGTATTTACAACTTCTTTACATTGGCTGTCATTTGGATCTGTTAAAAAGCAATGATATCCTTTAATTATTGGTCCTACAGCGGCACTACTATTATGATTAACTACAGCCCATGCTCCTTGTAAATCTTTATCTAATGATCTTCCTGGTGGACTTAATTCTACGTTAGAAAAATGTTCTAACGGATGTCCTGGTCTTTTTGCTAGGTAGTCTACAGCTAGTTTGTCTCCAGGATGACTTCTTATAATAATTTTTCTATCAGTATGTGATTGAATAAGCCTAATAGTATCTTGCATCCATTGAACAATATCATATCCTTTCATACTCCAACCACCTTGTCGTTGGCACATTAATACAATATGGTTACCGTAGTTAGTATAATCAGATAATGGTAATCCTAGTGTCTTAGAAATATTGCGCCACCGTTTTTCGTTTATTGTTGTATCACAGTATGTTCCTGTTGTTGGAAATATACCATCAAAACTATATCTTAAATATCCTTTGGTGTTCTTTGGATCGTGAAATAGAAAAAGATTAGCGTCAGCTGTAATTGTATGCTTGCCATATTCTTTTTGTGTTCTAATTACATTGTTTCGTAAACGTAAATGCGGAGTTGTTATTTTATCATATACCCAACCTTGTATCATGCCAGCATCACATTCTATCAAGTTTTCTTCTGTATGTACAATTCCGTTGTCGCCTGCTTGTCGCACTCCTTCAGCAAAGTCAAACAATAGTTGTTCTTTTTGAGGGTTAATGTTCTTGCCTGGAACAGATTTTAAATAACTAACTACCTTCATTGACTATGCTCCAAGCATACCCAGAACGTAATTCATTAGGAGTAAATTGACAGTAAGATAAGTGCCTAGCAAATGCATGTACTTCATCTAAACTTGGACGATTTAAATTTTCGACTGCGTCAAGACTATTATTACATAATAAACTAGCAGCATTGGGTGCTAATGCAATAGCCGGTGTTCCAACTAATAATGCTTCTGTAGCAGCAATACTGTTAAACGTAACAAGACAATGTGCTTCTTGTAGTGCGTCCCATATAGTATTTTGTGTTACTCGTTCTCTTCTAGAAGGTTTTAGTCTTACTTTAATTTCTCTATCAGTATGTTTTTTAAGTTCTTCTAATGTAGAGCTCATCCATTCATCAACATCTTTTCCATAAAACTTCATTACTTTTGCACTAGGAGGACAAATTAAAATATAACTTCCTCGTTTAAATTTGCTAGGACGCCAGCCAAGTCTAGATAATCTATCATCAGGACGTTCTATAATTGGTCCTAAATTTTGTAAATTATTTTTTGTAACTCTGTGATAGTCTTTTCTTGTAGTCCATACAGGTTGCATATATCCTGTATCTATAGCATAAAAGTCTCTACTATTTTCTCGACAAAACTTAATTGCTTTTTGTCCGCCTCCTCCTAAGCCTCTAATAACTAGAGCATTTTGAGTTTTTGATTCTCTATCAAAATCACTTAATACACCTCCACTGCCTAGTATAAAGTCTTCGCAGAAAGGATCATATGCTAACCCTTTCGACTTTACGCCTAATTTATTAAAATCAGGCATGTTAATTGCTGCAACTTTAATTCCCATTGCATCCTCCTTTAGTCTTTGTATGTTAGACTTAGTTTCTTTGTATACTATTTCACTAGGATCTACTAATTCCTGTAAAGTATATTCTAGTAATTTTTTAGCATGAGAACTAAGGGTTAAATCTTCAACGCCAACTTTTTGTAATCCTCTTCGCTCTTCTTTTTTTTCTAATTTCTTAACAAGGGTATCTAAATAATCTGCTTGCACACTTACCCAATCTAATGCATATTCACAGTCTTTCATATGATCAAACCAGGGGCCGCCTTCAGTATAATGTAGTGCTTTGGGGATTCCGTCTGCAGGCTGTTTATACCAACCTACTAACCAATTCCATTCGTGTGTCACTTGTCCTACAAGATTATCAGGTAACCAACTGAATCTATGTAGATATGCTCCAGTAGTATCTTTATGATTAATTAAGTCTAGTGTTACTGCTTTATTTGATTTATGACCACAATTCCAAAGTACCATACTTGACCAATTTTTTCTTGGATAAGGTAACTGGGCTTGTCCGTCCATTTTTTCACCTTCTCGAGGAGTATAATCATGATGGGCACACATTACTGCATACTTGTTATTAGCAAGAGAAAATAATTTTGCAACGTCTTCTTTAAATACAAAATCACAATCAATAAACAACGCCCACCCACTATAGTCTGTTAAGAATGGTACCATAAATCTACTAAACGTAAACTCAGTAGAACCAAGTTTATCTTCTTCACGCCAGTACCAATTTTGACTACGTAACTTATCTAATTTTAACGGAATAATTTCTACAGGTACAGATGCTGTTTGTAGTATACTTTGTTTACAAACTTCATAAGCTATATCTTCTCTACTATCATACCCTACAAAAATCTTTAATGGTTTAATCTCTTCGTTCAATATCTTCCTCCACACATTTCTCCCCATACTGTACTTCTAGTATATGACAATGCTCATCAAAGGGGTTACTTGCCTTATGCCATACTTCACAACCTATATTATATCCATTAGTACACGCATCTAATATTTTACTATCTTTACGATTATCGTATTCTGTATCTAATACGCATTTTCCTTTTAATGTATACCAATGTTCTGATCTCTTAAAATGTCTTTGATCAGATAACGCAGATCCAGGTGTAATAACTAGTTCTTTTACTTTATAAGTTACTTTATCGTCAAGTACTCTATACCAGCCCCACTTACGAATTGTTTTTGGATTTTTCCATTCTTCTAAAATCCAACTGCTAGAGTTTTTCTTATCATCGCCGCCAACTCCGTAAACAAACTTAACCTTATCAGCATATGTTTTTTCTTCAGGGACTGCGCCTTGTGTTCTATCTCCACCATTAGCAAATATAATTTGATCTCTGCTAGATGTTGTACACATCAATTTAAAAATTGCTCCACAAGCAGTATCATCTGAGTCATCAAACGAAAGAACATCGTCTACCATTTCTAGTGCTCTAATAATTGCTAAACGTTCTTTGAACGGCATAAACGGTCTACCTTTTTTTCTAGTTAACCATTCGTCTGAATTTATTCCTACTATTAGCTCATCGCCAAGTTTTTTTGCTTCTTTAAAATATTCTAAATGTCCTGAATGAAGAGGATCAAATCCACCAGTGACTAAAACATATGTCATCTACCTAACCATCTCTTTGCTGCATCAATTGGATTGCGAAGGCCTTCGTATGTACTATCGATAAAACTAATGTGCTTGCTTAATTTTTCATCAAGTTTTACTTGATTACTTTCTATACGATCAAGTTGTTCTTTAAGTTTATCTATCTTCTGTATTATTAATATTTCATGCGGTTGCATATTACCATCCAAATATATAGTCTCTTCTTACGTTTGTAAGTTCTTTTGCCCCATGTTTCTTTAAAAACTCTCCTGCACAGTATTCTGTGTCTGCATGTTGTTCAACAATAACTATCGGTTTGTATTTTAATATAGTCTGTATTGCACCTTCTAAAATAGGCAGTTCGTGTCGTTCGCAATCTATTTTTACTAAGCCAAATTTAGGCACATCTAAATCGTCTAATCTTTTTACAGTAATATTTCCTGAACCGAATGTATCTTCGTCTACATGGCTATTGCCAGTGTTAACACTATCATATATCATATTAACAGTATTTTCTGTTTTACCTAGTGCATACTTGTTTATTGTAACAGGTAAATCTTTAATATTTAATTCTAAGCATTCAAGTACTTGCGGCATAGGTTCGTATGCAATTACTTGTTTAAATTTTTTAGTTAAGGGTCTTGCCCAAAATCCTACGTTTGCACCTATATCAAGTGCTACATCAAAGTCAGTAACATAGTTATATGCTGCATCTCTAACATCATCTTGATACTCTGCTGGTCCGCCTTGACTGATTCTTTTTGTAATCATTCTATAAAAGTGATTATCAGTATCCGGCATCCAATAATTATATACTTGTTTCATATTACACTTTCTCTAAGTACACGATATATTTTACAACAAATATTTCAGGTCCTTTTTTAATTTGTACCCAACGTTCAGTAATGTCTTCGCTAATTATTCTCCAACCAAATTCTGTATTTTTACGCTCAAGAATAGTTTTCCACCATTCTGGCTTTTCAATTATTAAGTGTGCATTTCGTCCGTCGCTAAGTTTTTTCTTTGCAGGGTGACAAGCTATAAGATGATATTGATATTTGTCTGCTATACTATATAAATTGTTTAATACGCCTTCTAGTTGATCAGTTTCAATATGTTCTAGTACATCACTACTATAAACTAAGTCAGCTTTTTTTGGTAAATCTATAGGAGATGTTACAGGATCGTAATTGTATACATTCATCTGTTCTTGTAGTTGAGTGAACGGCATACCTTTACCGCACCCAAAATCTAAAATAGATGTTAATCCTTTTTCTGAAATTAACTTTTGTACACCTTGTGGGATATTTTTTGCAACTCCAAAGCCTTTTCTACTGTGTAAGCGTTGTAGTTCTTTTAGATATTTTTCTGAATGCATAAGACCTCTTTCATATATAATTATATATTACTTATCTCACACATTTTGGTTGTGGTTATTTAAAGGCTTGCGTCTTCCATACCTGCAACTCTTAGTTTGACTACGTTAGTAATTTGCCATTGTTTTTGGTCTAAACCTTTAAGTAATCCTAACCATTTATTACGCAATAGTGCAAACTCGTTGATAATCTTCTCGTAGTCAACTACATCTGCTTCACCATCTACGTATTTTTCAACGTCACGACTTGACAGAGCTCGTTGATAGTTCTCGAGATATTTCTTAAAAAACGAACTACGCAACCTACGTAGTTCAATATTTAAATAGTTTAGTATTGCTTCTATTTCTTGTAGCTGATTAAAACGATGCTCAACGATACCGGGCATTTCTGCTGCGGCACGTTCAACATTGCCTTTTAATTTTACTTCTTGACGAGCATCTAATAACTCTTGTTCAAAGTGTTTTATAGCGTCAGGAATCTTAGAAACGTCTCTTGCTACTTCTGAATAAAATCCCATTATTGTTTCTCCATAAATGACAATTCTCGTTTTGTTACTATATCAAAATCATATCCAAATGTTTCTTTTAAATTTTTGTTAAGTGTACGTTGAGTTTCAGTTATTGAACGCAGTCCTACACAGTCCCAATCAATTAAAGTCCACTTACCTTGATAGTCTAATACATTATCAGGTGTCCAGTCACCATGAGAGTAAGGAGCAGTTTCTTTTATAGAATCAATACAAAACTGTCTGAAACTTTCAACAAACTCTGTTGTATGTTCGTAGGGTGCTATTGATTTTCCTGGTAAAATTTTATAATCAAAAAAGTATGCATCTTTGCTAAAGTAGCCGTGTTGTATAAGATATCCTGGAAAAACTTTTTCCATTACATCAACATACTGTAATATGTTACCTGTATATTTTTCTATTAGTTGGTGCCATTCTTCCCAATCTGTTTGATAAAAAACTTTTCGAACACAATTTTTTAACTTAAATGTATATCTACCTTTGCTCACTTTAGCTTTTAATAACATTAAGTTTATTCTTCATACATATCGTCATCGTCATCGTCATCTGACTCTTCAAGATCTAGATAATAATTAATGGCATCATCTAACTCAGCATCAGAGCCAAGTATCTCAGTAAATGTATGATCATCTATGCCCATGTCA